TTAACAGGATGATTTTGCATCAAAAGCCGGATTGAACGCATAGAAGTTTTTGGAATTTAACCGGTCTGTCACAAGGCGGAGACCTTCGCCAAAACGCTGGAAGTGTACGACTTCACGTTCCCGCAGAAAGCGGATTGGGTCACACACCTCCGGATCTTTGACCAGACGAAGAATATTGTCGTAAGTTGTCCGTGCTTTCTGTTCAGCAGCCATATTTTCGAAAAGATCTGTAATCGGATCGCCTTTTGACTGGTATTCACAGGCATTATGTGGAATGCCGCTGGCAGCTGCCGGCCAAAGACCGAGCGTGTGATCTACATAGTAGGTATCAAACCCGCTTTTCTGGATTTCTTCCGGTGTCAGATCCTGTGTCAGCTGTCGCACCATAGCGCAGATCATTTCCATATGAGCCAGTTCATTCGCTCATACATGATGGAAGTGATTATTTTTGCATAAAAGTAGGAGATTACAGGCAGAAAAAGCCTTAATACAGTGAAAATAATGCCTGCGCCCGAAGATCACAGGCGCAGGTAGATATCCAGTTCAAAGGGATTGGCAACGAATCGTCCGATACCAGGTTTGGATTCACTGGAATTGTGATATATGATTTTTTCAATGCATGATTTGAGGAGTAAGTTCATTTCCGATGCTGAAATATCTGTATCTTCAAATTTAGACAGGCAGTCAGAAAATCGGGAAACCCGTTCCTGGTAATCAACTTCCGGTGGCATGGTATCTTTTGCCCGCTGGATGGAAAGCTGCACTTCGCAGATCTGTTCCTGCAGCTTGGCATTTCTGGAAGCATATTCTTCTTTGGTATAAATCCCATCTTCGTAAGCATCTTTCTGACGCAGATCCTTATCCTTTAATTTCACCAGATCCTGTTCCAGATTCCGGATGATATTCTCATGGATCCGGACAATATTCCCATCATCATTCTGTAATTTAATCTCAAAATCATCCACCGTCTTTGATAGGATTTCTTTTACACGTTCCACAAAAGCACTATATTGTACCGATTTGGTATGGCAGATACGTTGATTTGGACAGATCATGCTTTCTGACCGGCGGGGAACTTTGCTCCGGTAGTTTGTAAACTGTTTGAATGTCATGGAGCGTCCGCATCCGGCAGTTCCACAATAGACCAGTCCGGCAAATGGATTTCTCAGTTCATGACCGCGCTTTATTTTTGGAGATTTCCCACGGCGCTGTGCAATGGCGTCAAAGGTTCCCTGATCGAGAATGGCAGGATGCTTGCCTGGCACCAGGATGTAATCTGTATCGTGGTTGGTAGGACGGGATTTTACAATCTGGCCATTTTGCATTGTTTTGATTGTTTTAAAATGATTCCAGCGTATCATTCCGATATAAACCGGATTGGATAAAATATCACTGATGGCAGCAGAAGACCAGTGATCAGATTTCAGTGGCTTGATTCCAAGAGAATCCAGATGCACAGCTATCCGTGTGAATCCATTTCCTGCAAGGTAGAGTTGCGCCATCATTCTGACAGCGTCAGCCTGCTCAGGAACGATTTCAAGCGTGTGTGCGGTATCTTTTCCACTGCCGGTTTTAATCTTGCGATATCCGTAAGGAGCGATGCTCCCGATGTAGTTTCCCTGCTTGACGGATGCCAGCCGCCCGCGGTTCAGAATCTTCTTGGTATATTCCAGATAATCATTTCCCCTGGTCAGTTCCATTTCAAAAAACTTTCGGTCGTACTCGTCAGAGAGGTCATAAGTTTTCGGTGGAGTAAGGACCAGAGTATTTGTGTACCGAAATGCATTGATAATGCGTCCGCAGTCCTCCAGATCACCACGGGAGAGACGTTGTGGTTCAATGACCAGTACACCTTTGATCTGACCACTCTCAAGGTATTTCATGACGCTTTGCATAACCGGACGATCTGCAATGGTTTCTCCGGAAACGACTTCCCGAAAAATCCGTTCTTCCGGAATGATGGATCCGAAAGAGGAGAGAGCATATTCCTGGAGCTGCCGCTCATGCCGAGCCAGGACTTCTTCCACAGTCATATACGGATCATCTGATCGGGATTTGCGCAGATACATGATAATTTCATTGATAGAGATGTTTGTTTCCTGCATGTCATCATCCTCCTAAGTAAAAATATGTAAAAATGGGTATAAAAATAACAGCCAGCGGGGAACGAGTGTTCCGCTTGCGAAGCTGTTCCGAAGATGATACAATATTTTTGCAGCTAGTTGTACATCTTCAGATGTATGATATTATCGTATAGTAGGCTATCGCAATATAGCGAAAATCCGAGTTACGATGCCGTCCCTGTTCCAGCAGGGGCGGTTTTTTTTATATTTGTATAGTAAAAGACACCCATACAATATACTTGCATGAGTGCCTTTCAACCGTAATCAATACGGTTCTCTCCGTACAAGTATACTACTACAACACGTAAAATATTACAACAATTAGAACATATTTTTTTCACCATTTTGACTAATAATTAGCACATTATTTTGTATTAAAAAGTTAAAAATGAGTGCAAATAGATACGTATAAATATAAATACGTATAACAGGGCAACTATTTATCAAACTTATTGTACTCAATATCATCCTTTGGAAGGTTGATAAGTGTATCCAAATCTGTAAGGTTACGAATTCCCATCTGAGCATGGACATATTCAAATGCATGAGGGTGAATCTTTGACTGAAGACTATCTAACATACTTTTTAATTCTGACATAAATTGTTTATATTCATTTTTAGGCAGATAGTATTTGAAATAAACTATTAAATCAAACAATCTTTGATCCAGATTCCTTGAATATCCAGGACTCAACTGAGTGTAGTATTTTTCTAAGATTCTTCCGGATTTTTTCCTGTTTTCTGTTTTTCTGGTTAAACAATATACACGTTCATTATGAGCACAGGCATTTCGTATCTTTCTCATCCAATGTAAACTGCCAATGAGAAGTTTTACATTTGCTCGTCCTTGCTCATCTTCTAGTCCGTAAAGCTGACAGAGAGAATGTGAAATGTCAATTTTACTACAATGTATAATATCTATGAATGTTGAAAAATTTACAACTTTGATCATGATCCATGTAGGAATTTGTTTATGGTTATCCATGTAAAACTTAACATAATCAAGTTGACTTCGGCTAAGTTCATTGTACGCTTTGGATATAACTGACATTTTATCTTGTAAAGACTTGTTTGGTGAATATGCGTTGGTGTCATACCAAGGAATTTTTCCATTATCATTACATTCATCAAATTTATATCCAGCTAATGTACGAGTTTCTTCTTCAACCTGTGTAATATATTTCAGTAAAAAAGATCTTAGTTGATCATCGAATTGTTTTACCGCTTGAAGTTGGCTAATTGTTGTTCCAGATATATAAATATGATTGCCAGAAGCATCTTGACCACTAACAAAAGGAGTTTTATAGCCATTTACAATATTAAAATATCCAGCACGCACCAAAATCTTTTTGTGATTGGAACCATTACATTCGATGTGTTTGTCGTTTCTTAATTTTTTCATCTGCTGGTTGTAAGTCAAGAATAGTTTATCTTCATTCATTGTACATCCTTTCTGTGCTAAACATTTTATCGAATTTGTAAGAGTTTCTTACATATTGCTCACATAAACCATTTCGGTATGTTCACCGAGATGGTTTTGCTTCATACTGCACTTGGCATTAACCATTTTTCCAATCTCGGGAAAATGGTCATTTACAGAGCTATGACCATTTTTATTAATTCCTTGCCGGTTCCTGTTGGTAGCAGGAGCCGGTTTTTAAATTGACATTTAAAGCATATTTGCTATAATATACTTAACAGGAAAGCCGGGAGATAGATGAAGCCTATCCGCTCCGGTGCAAAGTTAATAGTTACTATTCAAGCAAGCTACCTACTCCGGCCAAGAGACAAGGTAGCTTGCTTATTTCTTATAATTCAGAATTGCCACAATGAGCATGGCCACGGTTAAAATCACCATGAATTCTTCATATGTAGACATAAGCGTCACCCTCTCTAACAGGATTAGAACGGATGACTGCATACCTTCCCAGCTCCCCTGGTAAATATATTATTCAGTTTTTATTGGTTCCCCCCACTCACAGGGAGCAGGGGAGTGTGAATTTTAATCGTCGTCCTCATCGGATTCTTCATCAGATAAAAGATAATCGTTGGAATAGTTTTCGTCTGATGATAGAGACTGCCTGAATTCTTCTGCTAACATAGTTTTGTTGAACTCTGCAGTTGGCTCGATATCTGTTACCAGCTGTTCAAGCTCATCGATGGTTGTATAGAAAAATTCTTTTCTCATATTTACTTTATTTACACGTTTGTCATTAAGGATAGTATGTAATTTCTTTTCCAAACCAACAGCATCATCTGAAAAGATAAAGCTATGTACATCAAATTTGAATGGAACAGAAGCATCACCCAACTCATTTACACGATCCTGCGGATTAAGGCGGCGCGTCATACCGATTTTGAATACATTTTCACCAAAGGAACCAAGATTACTGATAACGTATACATTGCCGGCTTTTCCGTTGGCAAGATTGGAAATTTCTTCTTTTTTGACGATAACATCTGCAAGTTGTGACTGTAATTCCAAAATACGTGCATTTAACTGTTCCAGTTCATTCTCTTTAGCCTGTGTCAGCTGTTCTTTTAATTTTTCAATTTCAGTATGATATTTGGATTCTTCTTTTTCAACTTTCTTACGTTCCTCTTCAAGAGCCTTACGTTCCTGTGCTTCCTGACGCATTTGTTCTCTAATAGCCATCTGTTCCTGACGAGCCTGTTCCTTCTTAACGTAGTAATTGTATTCAATTTTTACTGCGTTGATAAAGAGATATTCGATTTCTCCGATAAATTTTGTGAGTGTACCGGCAATACTCTGATTTCCCTCACCAGCGACCAATAAGAATTTCTGGGTAACTTTTTTCACGTCCTCAATGGATGTATCTAGTTTTTCATATTTTAAATTGTATAAAATATTTTGAAGCTCTGATCTTAATGCAAGCACCATGAGTTTGTAAATAGCCTGATTTGCTTTTGTGGTATAACGAGCTGAATATTTCTGCAATACAGAATCAATCTGTTTATCGTTCTGGCGGTAAGCTTTGCGCAGATCTTTTACATCCATGCAGTGAAGTTTCAAAATTACAGATGGGCTGATTTCTTCAATATCTGATAATTTATTTTCCGGAAAACGGAGAGCAGCGGCCGATGGCTCATAATTTAAATAATTATCAAAAGTATAATTGATGGCCTTTACCAGCTCTTTGATTTTGTTCAACTTATTTGTCTGAGTTTTTATATTTTTTGACAATTTTTCTTCTTGAGCAGATAAAGAAGTAAGGATAGCAGTAATTTCATCGCATTTGATCGATTTTTTAGAAACTTCCTGCTCTAAATCATGTAATTCTTTTTTTATACGTTTATGAGAATTTTCCAGTTGTTTTTCATAGTTATTTTTTAAATCTTCTTCTTTTTGAGCGTATTCTTTTTCAAGGGAAGAAATCATTTCTTTTATTTTGAGATAATCGTATATACCTAATTCACTCATTTTCTGATGCATAGACGAATTATCGCTAAATAATGCCTGGTTTTCAGCAGTGAGGCGTTCAATTTCTGATTTAAATTGTTTGATTTTGAAAATATCTCCAAATCCCATAATAAAATCCTTTCTACTTTTGTAAAATATATTTACCATAAATTGTAATTGGTAGTAATAACAGTGTAAAATTTTTTATTCTTTTTTAAATACAGTCAAACCTGGGATAAAATAGATTATATAGTTGTCTACCGTGGTGTACACTCCATATTTATCCCTGTATGCGTTCAGTGCATCATTCAGAAATACTTCTGTTACTTCCAGATATTCAGCTACTTCATAGCTGTTCCGGCAACCATTTTTGTAAGCATCTATTATTCCCATTAATCCAACCATTTCATTGTATGCCCACATTCTGGCACGAAACTCTTGCTTTCGGTTTTGGATATCTGACTGATCTATAATATCACCGGATGTTGTGAAGTGGTGTCCGCGTTCCTCTGCAAGTATACAGGCTTTTTCAGTTTGCGTTTTTAATCCTTTATGGATTGCAATACGATTTTTGTAAATCCGTCCACCATAACCGGGGATATCTTTTTCTTTTACAATTAAATTATCATGTTCTGATTTTATTAGAAGTTCTTCGTAAGTCACATGATCACTCCCATTCGTCAGGGTTTTTCATAATATCATCAGCATGCCGTTTCTGATCTGGGGTTGCACCATTGTCATGTGCGGCATTTAAAACAAGTTCATCTTCCATTTTTTGTGTGGTAAGAAGTGTATTGGTATATGCAGTGCATTTCTGCTTGTTCTTATCGTTTAATTTGCGATAGGAGAGAATTAAGTTTGCTTCATCATCAGTATCGCATTGGAAACTTTTGACAGTTGTATCAGGTACTGTTTGACGATCTTCTATCAAATCGGATCTATTAATATTAAAATATTCTGCCAACATGTTTACTTTATCCATGCGTGGAAGTCTTGTCCCATTACACCATGTAGATACAGCAGATTTATTGAATCCTAAATCATTTATGAGATCAATTTGTTCCTTGTTATTTATAGACATATAATATCGGAGATTTTGTGAAAATATTTGTTTGTATTTATCATCACTCATTATAGAAACCCTCCTTTTGTATTTGTAAGTTTACTATATTACAAAAAGTAGAAAAAATCAATACGAAAATTCAAATAAGTTTACAAAAAGTATTTACATCTACAAAAAGTAGAGTTATACTTATATCATCAAATGACAGGGAGGTGAAAACAATGAGCCAAAAGAAAGGCAATAAAAAAGACAAGCACGATATCGCAACTATCGCACTTGTCACAGCCATAATCAGTCTAATTGGTCAAATCGTTGATTTAATCAATAAACTGGCAAACTGAGTATGGTGGAGGGAGAGAGATCTCCCTCTTAGAAAAAAATACCTTTTATATGGTTCATTGTCAAGATATATTTGAAATAAGTCGAAAGGCGGTGAAAACTATGTTTGGAATAACAATGGATATTATTCAGATTACATTGGATATTGTGATGGTTGTATTGTTGGCAAATCTGGTAAAGAAAAATAAGTAGTCTATAGCTGTCCTATCGGCTATACGGGGGATAGAAAGAGGTGAGAAATTGGAAACATTACAAATTTCTCTTGCGGCGGCTAGAGTGAATGCGGGCATGACGCAAGAGGAAGTGGCAAAAAGAATGCATGTATCTAAAACGACAATTGTAAATTGGGAAAAAGGAAAAATAGTTCCGGGTATTCCAGAAATGGAAATGCTTTCTAGGATTTATAGAATTCCACAAAACAATATTTTTTTGCCTTGTTACTCTACTAAAAGTAGAATAAAATAAATGTCAAAGTCTATTGACAAACCTCTGAGCTGACGCTCATCAGAAAACCTCTATGGTTTTGCTATCATTTTGATATCGAAAGAGAGGTGATGAGATGGTACAGACAACAATCCGGCTTCCGGAAAAGCTTTATGAAAAATTAAAGCAGGAAGCCAAAAAGAGAGGAATGTCGTTGAATGCGTATCTGATCAGTGTTCTGTGGGATGCGTAGGATTATTCGCAACAGAAGATGATCCAGCAGAGCAAGAAGGGAGTGAGTAGCGATGGCAAGACCGAGAGGAACTGATTCGGCAAAAGTAATCAAAGTAATTGAAACCCAGTCCCTAAGAGGGAGTGGAACAAAAGAAGATAATTGCAGAGTAGTTACACAGTATTGGGATTTTGATGGGAATTTACTGGCGGAATATGATCCGTGTGCAAAAGAAAAAGAGTAGTTTCCTACTCAGTTTTCTTTCGAGCATTCTGTTTTGTCTGATCAATACCAATGATATCAGCATATAACTGCTGTTGGTTATGACGTTCAATGTACCATTGTTGAATTAGTAATTCAATAAGTTTTATAAGTTTTTGCGCTTCATCTGGATCAATATCGATAATTAAGTTTATATCTTTTTCCATATGAGCGCCGATGTTTCCAATGCGACGTATTCCATCTAATACAGCCCATTGATCTGTTGGTATTTGAGTTTTTATAGCGTTGATTTCTTCATATAGGCTATTTTTTGCTATCTGAAAGAAGTCACGAATCATTCCTTGAAGACAACGGCGAGACAATGTTGCGGAGGCTTTAGGACTTAATGAAACAATGGCGCAAGCCTCTTCATAATCTGTACGAATCGTTTGTGGTATGTAATCAGGAAATTGTTTTGCGGTAGATAAAGGGTAAAGAGGAATTGTTTTTTGGGGCATTTTTGATCCTAAATAATCAGCAAAACTTGTGATTGCTTCACAATTAGGACATTTGTACATGCGAATTTTTAAATTGTAAGTATCATCATCTTGATAAGACATACCGTTGAATTTTCGAAAATCTGCATCAGTGGACCAGTATGTTGAATCGATAACAGGCATCGTATGATTACAAAATGGACAAGTAAAACTATCAAGCATAATAAGTTATTCCTTTCATCATTTGATGAAACAATTATACCAGTAGTCGAGTAACCAGACAACCCACAAGTACATATCTTCTAAGAGAGGAAGGTGAGAGCATGACATATTCAAAGGTAGAGACATTTAACATTGATGGATGCAAAGTCAGAGTGCATTTCCCAGATCTTCCAGAAGAGGAGAGAGCGAAGCGAAAAAACGCACTGATGAAGGCGGCGGAACGCTTTCTGAAACATGCAGAGCGTGTGAAGAAAGAGAAAGCTGAGCAGGAGAATATGCCAGAAGCAAAGGAAGGATAAAACCATGAACAAAATGAAAATTGCCGGAATCATCATATCGATAGTGGCAGCAGCCGTGTTTGTGTTTCTGTATTTTGGCAGACCACACACGGTAATAAATGCAATTCTGGTGATGTTGGCCGGAGGCGTTGCGGTGCTTGGATTAATGATGATCTCGGTAGTAGAAGAAATTAATCTGGAGGATACAGAAGATGAAAAATAAGATTGCATTCGGACTATGCGCCGCAGGTCTTGGAATAGCCTCCATCGGAATGATGGGGCTGTCTAGTGAGGGACAAGCCGGATTTGTTCTGGCGGTGAAGATCACAGCTGTTGGACTGGTGATTGCCGGTGCAGGAATAATTCTGAACAAAATAAAAGAGCGTGGAACCTTCGACAATCACACGCTCTAAACCAATGACATAGGTATAAAACCTATGTCTGGAGTATAGCAGATGGGAGATGAAAAGTAAATGGAAAAAGAAGAATTGAAAGCAATCAGGGACTGGTGTGAATCAGTGGTTGCCGTAAGAAGAGCAGAAAATAATGCATTGAAACATACACCAAGAGGAGTTATTTCATTAACTGAGAGTCAGTCTGATCGCACAATCCAAGTGTATTCAGGAATTGAAAATATCGCGCATGCAATGAAAGCAGTGCTACATATTGATATTTACAGCGATAACACGTACCAGAAGTGGATTACTTATAAAGGCATTAAAATCATGCAGCTTGAGTTTTTCGTGGAGGTGGCGAAATGAGAGAGTGGAAAATCTTCTGTGATCATTGCGGTGTAGAAATCACCGGAAATCCGTTTGCGGTGACGCTGGAACGTGTCGGTCGGGAAGAGGATGCTCCGGTAATTGGAGAAACATATAGGTTAGATCTGTGCAAAAAATGTGCAGATAAATTGCGAAGTTGGAAGGCGGTGCATGCAAGTGCCGGAGTGGTTCCGGAGCGGAAAACACCGGATCCGGGAGAAAAGGAAATTTTCGAAGGACTTCCAGAATGGGAAGAGGACATCCCTGAGGAGAAACAAACCGAGGAGCTGCCCCCCCCTGAAGCCCCAAAAAACAACTAGAAAGAAAACAAAAAGCGGTACAGTTGACATCGGCAAGATGGTAGCACTAAGAAACGCAGGATGGACATACAAACAGATTGCAGAAGAAATGAAGCTGACAGAAAAGCAGGTAAGTAATTACCTGTATAACGCAAAGAAAAGGGAGAAAAAGTAAATGGATTACAAAAAAAAGATTCATAGAAGCATATATGGAGGCACAGCTGAAAGATGCCAGCGAAACCATGAAATGGGCATCAAATAAAATGAACAGCTACGCAGACGAATTTTCAACAGTAATAAATGGAAAATCGATGAAAGATACACCATTTATTATTGCCATAATGGAGACGATAGCAAAAAGGCTGCGCCAGAAAGATAATGAGTATGCAGAAAAAGCAGATGCCTTAGAAGAAATTTTTACGGGAGTCATGATCCCGAAAGAATAATATAGATCCACCGTCCTGCAGTCGGACGTTTAAAAATATTGGAACCTCTCAAATGATTTTTGATAAGTTAGCTGCAGTACATACTTTTTAAATTTGATTATAAATACACACAAACGTCCGACTGCAGGGCGGTGGAAGTGGGAGCAGATATGGATACAGCAATGGATTTATACGGCAGAGACTGTGCAGCACATCGTATGCAGCATGTAACACAGCAGCGCAGACAGGCGGAAGCCTATAAAACAATAGAAAGCGAGAAAAAAGATTATGAATATTTTTGGAATCACAGGTCAGTATCTGGAACTTCTCCAGATGGCAGAGGATGGATCGCTGGATCAGGACATGATCAATGATACATTGGAGGGTGTTGATTGGGAATTCGAGGAGAAAGCCGATGCCTATGCAAAGGTAATGAACTCACTGGATGGAACAGTGGCAGCCATCGATAAAGAGATTGAACGACTGTCACAGCACAAAAAGAGAATTTCCAACAACATCAAAGGCATCAAATACAATCTGGAACGCGCAATGCAGCTTACCGGAAAAACAAAATTCAAGACGGAGCTGTTTGGCTTTAGCATCCAGAAGAATCCTCCGGCGGTTGTGATCGACAATGAGGAGGATATTCCAAAAGAATATTACATTCCACAGGATCCGAAGCTGGATAGAACAGCGATTAAGAAGTTTCTGAAAGACAATGAAGTATCATGGGCGCATCTGCAGCAGGGTGAATCGCTGCGGATCAGATAGGAGGGTGTTATGGCAATTCCAGTATTAATCATTGGCAGATCCGGAACAGGCAAAAGTACAAGCCTTCGGAACTGCGTAGATAACCCTGATTGGAATCTGATCAGGGTATTAAATAAGCCGCTTCCATTCAAGGGAAAAATCAATGGATGGAACACAGATAATTATCAGCAGGTCATGAAGTGCCTGATTGCATCAAAGGCAAATAACATTGTCATAGATGATGCCGGGTATCTGATCACAAATATGTTTATGAACGGACACAGCTCAGCCGGTGGTGGAAATGGAGTGTTCACCCTGTACAACCAGATTGGGGATCACTTTTGGAATCTGATCCAGTTTATTTCCGAGAAAGTTCCAGAAAACAAAATCGTGTATGTGATGATGCATGAGGAATCCAATGATCTGGGAGAAATCAAACCGAAGACTATCGGCAAGTTGCTGGATGAAAAGGTTTGCATTGAAGGGATGTTCACTGTAGTTCTCCGCTGCATTGCAGAGGGTAACAATCATCTTTTTGTAACACAGGCGGCAGACGGAGCGGTAAGCAAGTCCCCGATTGGCATGTTTGATGATCTGACGATTGATAATGACATTTTACTGGTTGAAAAGGCAATCAGAGAATATTACGAACTTGGAGGTAAGAAAGAAGATGCAGAAACCAAATGATTACGATAACACACAGCCCCAGGGCGAATATATTCCGGTGGAGTTGGGCGGACATAAATTGGTCATCAAGCAGGTGACCGAGACAACTTCCAAAACAGGAAAGCCGATGATCGTTGTTTGCTTTGATTTTGCACCGGATGATGTGCAGCCGGGATATTTTATGGAGCAGTTCAAAAGTGATATCCGACCAGATAAGAAATGGCCGAATCAGGCAACACAGTACATTTTAACGGAAGATGCCGATGGTAACTGCAGCCGTTCATTCAAAACATTTACAACCTGCGTTGAGCATTCCAATACAGGATTTGCCACAAAATGGGGTGATAACTTTGGCGCACAGTTCAAAGGGAAAAAAATTGGCGGTGTGTTCGGTGAACAGATGGATTACTACAATGGCAGAGAAATGACAAAACGTGTGATGCGCTGGTTTGTTTCTTTGGATAAGGTGGCAACTGCAGTTATTCCGGAAAAAAATGAAACACAGGCATATAAAAACCATATGAATGGATATGCTGCAGGTGCCACACCGACAGGTGACGGTTTTATGAATATTCCAGCAGGAATTGATGAAGAACTGCCATTCAATTAAGGCGGTGATCTGGCTTGCAGATTCAGGTAGATACCCGAGAGCATAAAAAAGAATGGGAACGGGTTCAGAAACAATTTGACAAAATAGAGGACATACAGTATTTCCGGTCAAAGCTGTATGTTGGTGACTACCAGTCTTTGGATAATCCGAGACTGGTAATTGACCGGAAGAAAGATTTGCAAGAGTTGTGTGGTAACGTCACGCAGCAGCATGAAAGATTCAAGGCGGAGCTGATCCGGGCGATGCAGGCAGGAATACAGGTGGTTATATTGGTGGAACATGGCACTGATATTAATTGTTTGGAAGATGTCTATTTCTGGGAAAACCCAAGAAAGCACAGGATTATTTGGCGGACCATTAGCGGCCAGAAGGCTAAGACGGTAATCTCAGAGCGTGCCGTTGATGGAAAGCAGCTCTACAAGAGTCTTTGCACCATTCGGGACAGATACAATGTCCGGTTTGAATTTTGTAGCAAGAAAGAAACAGGAAAAGAAATCATCAGAATCCTGGGAGAGGAAGGAAATGCCAAGACCTTATAAAAAAGGACTGGATTACTTCGAACTTGATTGCTACTTGGATGACAAATTTGGAATGATAGAAGCTGAATTTGGAGATAAAGGGTTTGCAATAGCCGTTAAGCTTTACCAGCTTATTTACAGGGAGCTTGGTTACTATTGCGAATGGTCAGATGAACTGATCCCTCTGCACAAGTCTAAAATGGGTTTGAGCAGCGGGATCGGGACAATAAAGGAAGTTGTACAGGCTTGTATCAGAGTAGGTATTTTTTCACAGGAACTTTTCGATAAATATCACATCCTCACATCCAGAGGAATACAGGAAAGATATTTAAGAGCAGTGGCAAAACGAAAAGGAATTGAAGTGAAAAAAGAGTACTCTCTAGTTAAAGTCACCCAAAACGCAGTTAATGACGGAAGAAACCCAGTAAATGACGTCAATAACCCAGTTAATGACGCTAAGAAAAGAAAAGAGAAGAAAAGAATAAATAATAGTGCTCCCGCACCTGCTCCGCCGGATCCTCCGGAAGACGATGATGAGTGGGAAGATCCGGAAGAATCGCTTCGCAAATGGGAGACGTGGAAAGCCCAACAGGAGAAGAGAGATGAGTCATGAGCAGGAGATTGTTGGAATTAAAGCACAGATTGCCATACTGGAAGAATTGCAGGCTGATTGTATGGATGGAAAGCTCTGGCATATCTACATGCGGATGATTGATGATCTGAATCAGAAACTAGATGAACTGACAAGAGGTATTGGAAATGGGAATGTATGAATTTAATCCAGGCGATGCGATGAGATTTGCGCGCTGGTATGGAGCAAGGACAAGACAGATAGGTGATGAGCTTCGTTTTGCGGAGTGCCCATATTGTAAAGGCAGAGGGCATGATAAAGATACATTTTCCATCAAAGGAAGATCTGCTCAAAAGCATCGAGCGTTCTATCCAAGCGGTAATGACCGGGTATATCACAGTGGATAATACATTGCAGGGACAGCCGGGCAGCACGGTGACAATTCCAAAATGGGGTTACATCGGTGAAGCAGAGGAGTATGCAGAGGGAGAGCCGATCGACAAGAGCAAAATGGCATTTACTACAGCATCTTATGGTATCAAGAAAATCGGTAAAGGTGTCCGCCTGACAGACGAGGCGCAGCTTTCCGGTTATGGCAACCCGATGGGAACAGCGGTCAACCAGATTGCAATGTCTATCAGCGAAAAGCTGGATAATGATCGTGTAAAAGTCATGTATGAGTCTCCGAATATCGTAGATGATACATCTGCAGTGATCAAATATACCGCAATCGTTGATGGTGTGGATAAGTTCGGCGAGGAAGAGGACAGCAAAAAAGTAATTTTGATCCACTCCAAACAGAAGACGCAGCTTCGAAAAGATCCGGATTTCATTTCCGCAGATAAATACGAGTCTGGTGTGATGGTAAACGGTTCTATCGGCAGAATCGCAGGCTGTGATGTTGTAGTATCCAACAAAGTGGAAAGCTATAAAGAATGGTACAAGATCGACAGTGCCGGTAAAGAGGTTGTAGAAAGCGGCGGAGACGGCAGTACTAAGTTCAATCTCTCAGATGTTATCAAATCCCTTCCGTTTGCGAAAGTTGGTGACAAGGTAACAAAGGTGACTACAGAAGCATTTTTCAATCCGATCATCAAACTGAACAATGATGCCGAGACAGAGGATGATATGCCGGCAATTACTTACTTCCTGAAGCGTGGAAACCTTGTGGAGCATGACCGCGAACCGGGTGTTGCTGACGATATTGTCTGCACCGCTTATGGAATGCCGGCATTAACCAATGATGAGAAGGTCGTAATTTTAAAGGTTAAAGCCTGATCAGAAAGAGGTGAGCTCCGATGATTATGTCAGTGGAAGAATTCCGGATATACGTTCCAACGGCAGAAAATATGGATGATGGTGCCCTGAAAGGAAAATTACAGGCAGTGGAGCTTCTGATCCGGAAATATACGAATAATAATTTTCAGGATAGGAATAGGCGCTTTTATACTGGGATAGCAGATGGAGTATTCACCAAAGCATATCCATATATCAAAAAAGGGGATACAGTTCAGATTTCAGAATCAAAACTGAATAATGGGCTGTATCTCTTTTCAAATAATATGGAGCTTATGGATGAAGAACATTGCATGGTGACAAAAGTAGTGTACCCGATGGATGTAAAAATGGGAGCTGCGAATATGTTGAAATGGGATCTTGAGAACCGTGATAAGGTCGGAATACAGTCTGAAACAATCTCACGGCACGCTGTGACGTATTTCAACATGGATGGTGACAATTCTACCGTCGGATATCCAAAGTCCCTGGTAGGCTTTTTAAAGCCTTACAAGAAAGCACGATTCTGAAAGGTGGTGGAAGGATGATAGGTGGAAATACAATCGCACAGCTGCAGATCAGTACATCTGAGAAAACTGAAATTGGTGCCGGAGTGAAACGCTGGTCAACGGTTTTGGAACTTTCCGGATTTCTGGATCTTTCTTCCGGTGACAGCAAATACACCACCTACAATGCCAAGGTGCAGGAATCATCTCATATTTTTATCTGTGACTGGAAGCCGGTTGATGTGTCGATCAAGGCGGAGAACAGCCGGTTGCTGGTAAATGGCAGTGCATATGATGTCATGCTGATCGATGATCCGATGGGGTTACACCGGCAGCTTGAAATCTATCTGCAGTACAGAGGTGGTCAGTAATGTCAGTGAAATTTGAAGATAATTCCATCAAAGTAAAGGCTGCGTTAAATCATGCCACTATCCAGTGGCTGTACGAAGCATCCGGTGAACTGGAAGCGCAGGTAAAGCGGAATACCAGAGTTGACACGGGACAGACAAAAGGTTCCTGGACCTATAAGGTGGATGAAGCAAACGGTGAGGCAATGGTCGGCAGCCCGCAGGAAAATGCGATCTGGGAAGAGTTTGGAACCGGCCAGTATGCATTGAATGGTGATGGCAGAAAGACAGAATGGAAATATAAAGACCGTTCTGGAAATTGGCATACCACAACCGGTAAAAAGCCAACCAGGGCACTGAATAAGGCTTTCAATTCGTCGAAAGTGAAATTGAAGAAGCTGCTGGAAGCAATGCTGAAAGGAATGGGATAATGACAAATGCAGGATTAAAATTTATAAATGATGCAATGGCATCAGCACAGATTCCATATGAATTTATGGAATATACATCATCCATTGATTCCATTTCTGCATACTGGGTAGGTGAATATAACGAGGTTGAGTCATTTAACGAAGACGGACAGCAGGAAACGCAGTTTATTCTGACCGGCACGGGAAAAGAATGGGATGAACTGGAAGCGCAAAAGAACAAAATCAAAAAGTTATTCCCTGGCATACAGGGCAGAAGGGCAATTCTTGGGGATGGATCAGGGATTGCTGTTTTTTATGGAAATGCATTCCCGATTGCAACGGTGGATGGATTCCTGAAACGGATACAGATTAATTTAACAGTGAAAGAATGGAGGACAGAGTAAATATGGCAGCAGATTGGACTGAATTTGCAGTATCAGGTGTATCAGAGACCACACCGCAGAACATCATGCTTGGTGCAGGTACTTTGTATAAGAATTTTACCTATGAAAAAGCGCAGAACAAATGGAAAGGAACGATCCTTGGTGCGACTTCCGGTGGCAATAAGCTGACAATCAAACCGGAGACGACGGATATCCCTGTTGATGGTGTTACAGTCAAAGCAAAAGGACTGGTTCAGAAGATCGGTGAGACAGCACAGATTGAAACAAATATGGTGGAGATCACGAAAGAGTTCCTGCAGTCCACGGTGATCGGACAGACTGGAACATCGGAAGACGCCAGATTTGATGTGATCGAATCCAAGGCACTGATTGAGGATTCTGATTATATCGAAAACTTTGCCTTTGTAGGATTTAAGACAAACGGCAGCCCGATCATTATCGTCTTTGATTATGCAATCTGTACAGATGGTCTTGAATCAGACAACAAAGACAAGGAAGCGTCTGTGATCCCGGCAACCTTCCAGTGTGTGGCTGATCTGGTAGCTGGCGGCAGCACAAATAAGCTTCCGTATCATATCTATGTGCCGAATGCATCTGCAACACAGGCCACACAGGGAACACAGAAAGCGGTAAAAGCGTAGGAGGTAGTTGAACAATGAGTGAAACAGTTGTAGAAACAGTTGAATCAACAGTTGATGAAACTGAAAAGAAGTATGAGTTGAGACCGTTGGCAGCTTCTGACCTGGGAATGGTGTGCAAAATCATTTCTGAAATCGGTGTGAGACAGTTCAAAGAGTGTTTCAATGTCGACCAGATCAAAGAAAGCATGAAAGCAGATGCGGATGGAGCTGAAGAAACAGAAGATTCCAAGGAGGCAAAGGATGCAAAACTGGAATCCATTGGTTTCAGTGTAGTATTTGACATTGCCGGTATTGTGATTTCCAATATCCCGGCAGCAGAAGCTGATATTCAGAAATTCATCGCTTCTCTGACCGGATTGAGTGTGCCGCAGGTACGGGCATTATCGCTGGCAGACTATGGCGAGATCATTCTGGATGTGGCCACAAACGAGGATTTCAAAGATTTTTTCAAACGTGTCATGAAATTGTTCAATCGATAGGATACATCAAATATATGGATTTGCTGTCTCAAAGATATGCAGATCCATATTTGATTTTAGATGATTTTATTCGATTGCAGCAGCTTCATGGTTTTTTGGAAACGATCATGCAGAGCATTGCAGAAGAAAAGGTGCAGGACATCCGGTGGGAATATTATCTGCATAAGGTATGGGATATGTCCTTTGAAGAGTATATTGCAGCCTGCGACAGAGAAGCAAGGCCAGCGCAGACACCGACATTGGAGAAGGAGGACATTGTGCAGATCATCGAGGATTCAAACAGTATTCTGGATGGATTTGTATTGGAACCATAATTCTGAACATGGAAAGAAGGTGAGAAATAGTTGGAATTATTTAAACTTTTTGGAACGATTGCCATAAATAACGGCGATGCAAATAAGGCGATTGATGATACGACAGGGAGAGCTGAGAAATCCGAATCCAGAATGAGCAGTGCTTTTAAAAAGATTGGTGCTGCGATCACTACCTACTTTGCAGTAGATAAGTTGGTTTCCTTTGGAAAATCCGTAGTGGATACCACAGCCTCTTTTGAAGATGGCATGCTGAAAGTACAGTCCCTGTCTGGGGCAACGCAGGATGAGTACCAGAAGTTGTCTGATGCAGCCTTAAATTATGGCTCCACAACGGCTTGGACGGCTAAAGATGTTTCAGATGCAATGGGTTACATGGCTTTGGCAGGTTTTGATACAAATGAAATTCTGGAATCGACATCCGGAATGCTTTCTCTGGCATCTGCATCCGGTGAAGATCTGGCTACGGTTACAGATATTCTGACCGATTCCATGACGGGATTTGGAGACAGCGCATCGGATGCAAGTCGATATGCGGATGTACTGGCTACGGTCCAGGCAAAGTCAAATACCACAGTCGGTGATCTGGGAGAAGCATTTACCTATGTTTCTTCACTGGCAGGTACCTATAAGTATTCTCTGGAAGATGTATCGGCTGCCTTGGGAACGATGGCAAATGCCGGAGTAAAAGGCTCCATGGCAGGTACTTCGTTATCCAGTATCATTACTCGACTGGGAACCAATACCAGTGGTGCACGAGATGCAATTAAAGCACTGGGAGTTGAATTTTACAACCAGGACGGTACAGCCCGTAGCCTGGGAGATGTCATCAAAGATCTGTGTGATGCGACAGAGGGCATGGATGTGGAACAGAAAGCCGCTCTCGCATCAACGGTGGCCGGTGCGGAAGCACAGAAAGGCTTACTTGCCATTTTAAATCAGGGATCCGGAGCATATACAGATCTTCAGGAAAAGCTGAATAACTGTACCGGAGCGGCCAATGATATGGCTTCCAATATGGAGGCTGGTCTTGGCGGAGCCATCAGAAGTATGTCATCTGCATTGGAAGGGTTCAAAATCAATCTGGGAGAGAAATTTGAGGAACCTCTTGGAAATGCAATCCGGAGTGCAGCATCCTGGCTGTCAGAAACGGCGACACCGAAGCTTATGGATTTTATTGACCGGGCAGTGGAAGGATTCGGAAAATTAAAGGAACACCTCCAGCCGGCCGTTGACAAGATAAAGGATGCATTTGATCATCTGGTCACAGCTCTCGCACCGATCAAAGAGAAAATAGATGAATATGTATCCAGCGGCAAGGCAGCGGAGGATGCATCAAATCTATTGGATACAGCATTAGATCTGGTTGTTGGTGCAATTGAATTGGTTGCAGATAGTATCAATGTCCTGAGTAATTTTATCGAAAATATCATTCAGGGATTCAAGGACATGAAGCAGTGGTGCAGCGAAAATAAGACTGCGTTGGAATTATTGGCAGTGGCAGCAGGAACGATTACTGGATTGATCATTGCGGCGAATGCCGGTCAGATTGCCCTGAATGCAACTATGGGAATTGCAAATGGCCTACTGATTGCCGGATCCGTAGCGGAAGGTATCATGAGCGCAGCAACCACCCTCTGGTCTGGTGTGTGTACCGTAGCTACCGGGGCAACCACGGCTCTTGGCGCAGCATTTACATTTCTTACATCACCGATTGGTCTTATCATCATTGCGATTGGAGCGGCGATTGCAGTAGGAATCCTGCTGTATAAGAACTGGGACAAGATCAAGGAAAAGCTGTCTGAACTTTGGAAACATGTCAAAGAGATATGGGAGAAGATCCGCACAGCGATTGTTGGGAAAATGGAGGAGATCAAAGAAAAAGTCGAAAGCGGATTCAATGCGGTCAAGGAAACGGCGGAGAACATCTTCAACGGAATCAAAGATTTTATTTCAACAGTGTGGGAAGGCATCAAAAATGTAGTAAAATTTGCACTTTTATTCATCGGTGAGCTGATGTCTGCAGTTTTCCAGATCATTACCGTTCCGTTCCGGTTCATCTGGGAGAACTGCAAAGACACTATCATTGAAATCTGGGATGCAATCAAAGAAAAAATTGATACCGTAGCAAATGCAGTAAAGGATGTGATCGAAACCGTATGGAAGGCCATTGTGGACTTCCTGACACCTATTCTGCAGGCGATATATGAACTGTTCCAGTTTGTATGGGACAAGATATCAGCAGCCATCACAACGGCGCTGACGATCATACAGACGGCAGTGACGACCATATGGAATGCCATCGTAACATTCCTGACACCGATCCTGGAAACAATAAAGGGAGTTATCCAGACAGCCTGGGATGCTATCAAAGCGGTGATCACGACTGTACTTGGAGCGATCCAGACAGTAATTACAACGGTATGGAACGCGATTAAAACGGCAATATCGACGGTACTGGATGCCATCAAGTCAGTGATCACGACCGTGTGGGATGCTATCAAGTCGGTTGTTACGACGGTAATGGGTGCCATTAAGGGAGTGTTCACGGCCGCATGGGATGCAATAAAAACAGTTGTAAGTAATGCAGTTAATGGAGTAAAAAATATTCTGCGGGATAAGCTGAATGAAGCAAACGAGGTTGTAACGAATGTACTTGGCAAGATTAAAGATAAGTTCAAGGAGATTTTTGATAAAGTAAAAGATGTTGTCAAAAATGCCATCGATAAGATCAAAGGCTTTTTCGATTTTGAATGGTCTTTGCCGAAGTTAAAATTGCCGCATCCGAAGATTGAAGGCGAGTTTAGTTTGAATCCTCCATCAGTACCGCATTTTAGCATTGACTGGTATAAAAAGGCAATGAATGATCCGATTTTAATGACAAAACCGACTGCGTTTGGAATTAATAATGAAGGACAGATCATGGCTGGCGGTGAGGCCGGCGATGAAGTTGTAAGTGGTGCTTACAAGTTGAAAATGATGATCTCAGATGCGGTGGCGGAACAGAATGAAGGTATGATAACAATCCTTTCCAAAATTCTTGACGCAATTCTTGCCATTGATGAGAATATGGGCGGAAATCTGCGGCAAGCACTGGAAGGGGCAAGTATTGCGATAAATCGAAGAGATTTTGCACGGTTAGTAAACGAGGTGAAGTAATATGCTGGAAGAACTTATTTATAAAAATCATAGGAATGAAGAACTTTTGTTTGGAAAAAAGAATATTTTTGCAAATGAAAATGATCTTCATGATTTTGCCTGGAGCATAACTTCAAAAAGCAATAAAATAACCGGTTTTAACAAGGGGATTGTAACCAGGACAATTCCTGCGATTATTCAATGCGATTACGAGACGGATGGCACAGCAATCAGAAATGCCATGTTTGAGTGTACAGAAAAAGATGTATTGGCCATGGAATATGGAAGAATTGTGATCGGTGATTATTATCTGCAGTGTTACATTACGGCTTCCAAAAAAACCGATTATTTGATCCGTAAAGGGTATATGCGGATATCACTGGAAATATCAACAGATCGCCCGTACTGGGTAAGAGAATCAAAATACACCTTCCAGCCACAGGAAGCATCTGGCAGTGGAAATAATATGGACTATCCACACGATTATCCGTTTGACTATTACAACGGGATGTCCAGCCGGATCCTGTTGAACGAAGCCATCTCGGATGCAGATTTTGAACTGACGGTCTATGGTCCCTGCGAAAATCCGGAGATTCTGATCGGCAGCCACAAGTACCATGTGAACTGCCAGTTGGAGACGGGGGAGTATCTTGTCATTAATTCGCTGAGTAAAAAGATATACAAAGTGAAAAATGACGGTGAGCAGGTCAATCAGTACAACCTGCAGGACAGAGACTGGTATGTGTTTCAGAAGGTTGCTTCCGGAAGTCATTCCGTGTCCTGGAGCGGGCTGTTTGGGTTTGACATCACC